TCGATCTCAACCCGATGTGCCCCCGCCCCGATGGGAAAGTCAGCCGTAATAGTGGTGTATGTTGGCGTTGCAGATGACACGTCATCACAGAGCGTCACATAGAGGAAATTATCAGCCGTGATTCCAATCTCAATGCGGTTGTTACCTTCTGCTTGATTCTCAATTTCAAAAAGCACTTCTGCGACATCCTCATTGACGCGCTCAATCTCAATCACAAAATGAAATAGCTCTGAAGTATAGAAGATGTCTGCCAGCTCCGTATAAAGAAATTCACCCTCTACCTCTGCTCCCGACACTAAGAGGAGGGAATAAGTTGTCTTGGTGTCAATGGTTGGCGTCTCAGGCGTCTCAATAACAATGGAAGTATCTGCTGTCAATTTGAGTGTTAATGTCGAGAGATTCACTGAAGACACGCGCCCAGTAAACAATGGAATAAAGTCAGCCTCCGTAAATCCGGGAAAGCTAAACCCCTGATACAATGCAATCTCGCCAGTCAACAAAGTTTCGTTCTCAAGGAGGTCTGTGAAATATCTATCGGCATTATCGAGTGTGATCGTATAGGTTGACATTTCCTGCGTTTGTAGGCAAAGGAAAACATTTTCACCCTCACTTGACAAAGAAACGCGAAAATCGCCAAAGGTCAACACCCGCGCCTGCCAATCAAACACATCAATATCTGCACGCAGATGCGCTTCTTGTGGCGTCTCCTTGCCAAAGCACCGCCAGCCCGCATCTGTCTTGAGATAACAGAGCAAGATCGGCTTTGCTCCTGCCTGCCGTGCTTGATTGTAGGTATCAGTATAATAGCGCATCTATGCTTTGACCACCTCTGAGAGTTGCATGTTGACGCCGGAATAGAGCAAGAATCTAAAATATTCTCGGCTAAACTCCGCTAAGTTTGTCCACTCCATTAACGCCAGGTCTGTGATAGTATCGGAAAACAAGTGTAACCAAAAGGGTGTGACACGATACGTAGTTAAGTCAACAATTGCCTCTTGTAAGTCAAGCAGCGTATTAATATCAGCCGTTTTCATGGTGTTCCCAAACGTTAAGTTCAGGGTTCGGCTGCGACTGTAGGCATATCGCCGCATGACGCCAACCTCGCTGACATTGCTTTGCAAGTTATATCCATCCCCCCTTGACGATCCCCATGATGCGTTAATTCTAACCAGGGACGTATAATCGCCAAGATACAGATTGCCAATCTTGAGATAAGTATCTGTATTTGTGGCATCGGCTATAACAATTCGCCAATAGCGATATTCTTCGGAGAGGTATAAGATCAATGGGTCGGTGATAGATGAAAACGTATAAGTATAAGCAGGAGGCTCCCAGGCGTTTGAGGAGTTCGCCTCTATCGTCACAGTAGCGTCGGCGGTGAAGTTGTGATCTGCGAGAATAATGGCTGTTGGGGTAAGCGCCAAGCCTAAATCAATAACCAGATTCTCCGAGATGATCCCGGTTGACTTCCAGTAGGTATTCCGGTCAAGGTCAAGAAGTCGTTGCCGTCCGTATGTTGCCCGTGCAAACCATTTCCAGGTATCAGCCAGCGCAAAGTCATCCCCCACTCCGCCGGTATGCGCAACCGTAAGAGCTGATCCTAACCCGTCCGCCCCCAAAGCATACACTGGCATTGTACGGGTAAGCACCCCGGTTTCTTCCCATCCTGCCCCAGTATTGTCGGTCTTCCAGCGAAATGTTGACTCTCCGACCTCTGTTCCTCCTGCAATGGAATCAATTTCAAGTGTATAGGTCAGATCAAATTTCCCGGCAAAGTCGCCAGTAACCGCAAGGACAGCCACGCCTGTACCGGTTTTGACTGTGCCTGTGATGCGCCCGGTTGCTTGCGAGGAGGGAGTTATCATCCCTTGAGTAACAAAATTATTTGCTAAAATACGCATTGCGCCGTAACTCATACCGAGACACTCCTTCCACCGATAGATTTTATTATCTGCGAGACTTCCCTGGCATAGCGTGTTTTCGAACTTTCGTCTATAATATTCTGCCCCTGAAAATTAATAATGACACTGCCTAATTGACGATCTCCCTGTTGAGGGATGCTGCCCACACTCCCCAACGATGCAGTTACGGCTTGCCTTTCTCCGCTTTGCTGCGCCGGGCTGACAGACATGGCAGACAGAGGAGTAACCGCCGGACGTGCACTCATCCCAGCCATAATCCGGTCAAGCTCCGTGGCTTCTCGCGTCCCGTCTCGCATTCTTCCCAGAATGACATCAAGCTCTGTTGATAGACGGCTTGACGTCGAAATAACATGACTTAAACTTTGATCTACTCCCTCAACCGCCGTTTGAATGTCAGGGAATACGCTATGATAGACAGCATCATTTCCAAGTTGATTGATATCATCACTCAGATCGTGTATGCTTTTCCCCCCCATTTCGACACTATACCCCATTTTTTCAATTTCACGAGAATAATTCTGTAACCCCTTGACCCCTAAATCATTAATTTCTTCCATACCTCTTTTAATGTCTTTTTCAATGCCAAGATAGGGCGCATTGGTATAAACGCCTTCAGCTAATTTTGTAATGGGCTGCGTTGAAACCTTATACTGCTTTTTTGTACCACCATAAAGCGCCTTCTGCTTATCCATCAATTCATTTAGGTCAGCATAGACACTCCGCCATTCTTTCGCTTTTGGGTCATTATATCCAGTTGAATAACCTCCTCGTGCGGCGGTTTCTGCACTCGCTCCGGTTGCCGACCTCATTTCTTTTATTGGGAGTGTCTCTTGCTGCGCTATAATAAGTTTATCCACTGCTTCAGCCGCCCCCTCAGCAGATAATGCCATTTGTTGAAATGCTTGATCTGCCTTCTGCCCAACAAGCATCACTCCATCTTGTATCATGACCAGGGAATCACCCATGAGCATTAATTCCTCTGCTGTTTCAGCAATAGCGACTTTCATATCTGGAAAGACGCTCTGTTCTACAGCTTCAATACCTAATTCATTGACTGCTCCTGTTGTCTCATCAACAGACGTTTTGAGAGCATCAACAGCCGAGGTAACCTCATTAACTCCAGTTGTTGTCATTCCAGTGTAATCATCAGAGGCTTGTTTTGCGGCATCAAATGCCTCTTGTACTCCATAAACCCGGTCTGTAATCCCTTGAAAAAATCTGATGAGCGTCTCATTTTTGCCGGTAAACAGATTAATAATATCATTGATTTTCTCAAATAATGTTGTAAAGCTCTCAACTAAGATTTTTACACCTGGCGAAATTGATTCAATATATCCCGGAATCTCCTTAATAAAATCAACAACCTTTCCTAAACTGTCCCAGGCATCTGATAACCCCTGTTTAATGCCTTCCCAAATGGAATCTCCATTTTCAACTAAATAATTAAACCATTCATGCACTTTATCAATAACCCTTCCAACCCATTCCTGTATTGTTAGCATGGCAGACGGAATTTTTTCTCGTAAAATTTCATCTATAGTATTGCATGATGTAATCCATTTCAACATTGATGTCGCCAACGGTGCGAGGTGGTTTGATACAATCGCCCCTAAATTCTCAGCAATCGCTTTCATTGCAAACCCGACGCTTTCTGATTCTCGAAACCACTTTGTAAACTCCGCAACGAGCGGAATCACATAATTACTGAGAAGATTATTCAGAACATCAACAAAAGGCTTGCCTATTGCCTTATAGACGAGGGATATAGCATTTTTGACAGTTGCCCAAAGTTTAGAGAGTCTGTCCGCTGAAGCCTCTGCTTCTTTATTGAGGCTGTCCTGTTTCTCCATTTGTTCAGATACAATATTTAAGGCTTTGCCAAGCTCATCCTTCGCTAAGACTAATTTTTTCATAGCCTCCCCAGTACGATACCCACGCAGCCCTAATTCCTGAATAATCGCAGCAAATTCGTCAACGGCTGTATTTTTTTGTAATTCATCAAGCCTGCCAAGCACCATTTCAAGGGCTTTAACCGGGTTCTCTCTAATTGTCGTAAGTAATTCTTCGGCATTCATGCCAAGAGTTTGAGCCCAGGCTTGACTATCTGTAATCAGCTTGACAAGTATCTGTGAGACATTCCCGCCTGCTGTCCCAAATTTTTTGTCAATCACGCCAACAGCCGCCGAAAGAGCAAGCATCTGTTCTTTCGTCATCCCAGCAGAAACCGCTGACCCAGATAAGCTTGAAGCCACTTTGAGAATTTGCGATTGTGTCACATTCATCTTATTGCCAAGTTCATTCAGGACGTTCCCAAACCGCTCAGTTTCAATTCCCATCTGATCATTCGCAACGCGAAATTGTGTTAAAATAGAGGGAATTTGGGCAGCAGCTTGTTCAACGCTCAGATCAGTGGCAATGCCGATGCGCTGAATTGCCGCGACAAAGCGTTCAACATTTTCCTTTCCATCCTTGAAATTGAGGCCAAGATTCCCGGCAATCCCAGCGATTTTATACATTTCGTTTGCAGTCGCGCCTCGAATGGTCAATGACAGATCGTCCATTGCTTCGCCTAATGCCTCGGTTTCCTCCCTGGTCAAGCCCATTGTCCGGCGTGCAGTTGAAATATCATCTTCAAATTGACTATAGACTCCCACGCCTTTTTCAATTGTTGCATAGAGGGTTTTAAATGCAGACACTCCGGCGTCTTTGATGGCAGAGAAAGCTTTAACAGCAACCGAAACAATTCCACTAAAAAGAGCAATAGCCTTTTTCTCAAATCCGGCGAAAACAGGCAAATCAATGTTTAAGTCCTGAAAAGCGGATTGCATCTCTTTTTTTAGCTGTTCAAGTTTCTTTTGAAAGGCGTCGATCTGTTTGTCAGAGTCGCCTAAATCAACAATGAGCTTAAAAATGATTTCATCTGCCATTAGAGAAATACCTTTCTGATAATAGTCATCATCTGCTGTTTCTCTTGTTCAAGAGGCTTTACAAACTTTCTCACAGGCAAGCGTGTTGTTCCGTATTGATGATATTTAGCATAAAACGTCGAATATACATTTAAAATATTCAAGCGCCCTTGTTGCAGCCAAACCCTTAGCTCTGAAAGGCTTTGATTCTTCATTTTTCCTGTCTTATTGAGTATCGGCCAGGGATAACTCCGTTTACGTTCCGGCCATTGTGGGTCTCTCCCTCCTGCTTGGAAATTGCTTTGCGTACTATTCATCATCACGTTACTTATATCATCATACGTTTTTTTCGCTTTTATCCCAGCTTTCATCTGGTTCAGATGTTTCATGGCTTGCTCAAAGCCGGTGATTTCCCATTTCGCCATTATTTGAAATCCTCATAATAATGCTGTAAAATTATCGTTCCCTGCAACAAGCCCTTTGAGATGAACGCAGGGATATTACGTAATTGATAATCAACAGAGAGGAGTTGACACGCATTTGTTATTGAAAATGTCTTATTATGATACCTCTCTTCTATCGCATTGAGATTATCTACAAGGCTTGTATCTGCAGCATCTGTAATGAGGCCATAATCTTCCCCGAACCCTTCTTGTATTAACGTCAAGCCGATTTGGTAGTCTTTTTGATACACATACGCGCCGAGACACATTAAAGGCGTTGTAATCGTCAAAGGATAGATGAGCAAACAAGGGAGGGGCGTTGAGAAATCAGGTGGCAAGACATCTGTTTGAGGTATCACATAATACGACCAGACAAAGGAAAGCCCCTCGCCTGTTTGCGTGACGGTTTCCAGGTCTGTTTTATACGCAGCTAAGAGACTTTTTAAGACATCACTACTCATTCCATACCTCGTAAATTGTCTGTATCTTCTCCCAGGTTCGTCTAAAATTTACGTTTAATTCATGGCAAATTAGATGCAATACCTCTACATTGAGGATAGGCTGTACTCCTGTTTCGCCCTTGCCTCCCTTGCGAACACTAATAAATTGTGAATAGGGATATATCACATGAAACAGGTTAAAATAGAATATCCATTCAGGCGAAAGAGCGTCTAACGGGTCTCCATGTTTTGAGCAAGGCAAGGGGATTGTGTGTCGTTGCAAGGGCGGGAGGTTCTTTGCAATTTGCTCTTCAAGACAAAGAACACAATGGGTCGGATGGCCTGCCTTCTCCCATTTCACCCGCCATCTCAGTTTTTTTCATCTTCTGCTGCTGCCTCTTCTGCCAATTTCACAGAGCCGTCAAAGACTTTCGTTATCTCAGCAAGCACGTAATCCATAAACGACGGCTGCCGGACAAAGACACGCTTGAGCAAGGTCTGATCATGTTTCTCAAATAGACCTATTGAGTCAACGACACAGAGGTCAACCAGAGCTTTCGCATAGTCTGTTTTTTTGCTCTTGAGTTCCGCTTCTTGCTGTTTGCGATACCCCCGGAAAACAATACGATTAAACTTATTAAAGAGGACTTTCTGTTTTTCTCGTATCTCATCAGAGAGCTTGACTGTAATCGTTGGCTTTGGGTCAACCTCTGCAATCCGGTCAAGTGTAATGATTTTCTCTTCTTCATTGTCAGCTAACAAAGCCTGACTATCAAACAAAACTTGTACGCTATTTTTCATAAGGGCATCCTTTGGTTAATCGTTAAAAATAGGCCATGACAATTTCATCCATTGTTCCGGTTGCCTGACTTGACACGTCATTTCTCATCAAGGCATCCATTGTGAGAGCAACTTCCATGTTCTGTATTTGAGAGAGATAAATTGTGAAAATGTGATTCTCTTCATCTCCCATATAAATTACAAGATCGCTAAGAATCGCGTTATCTCTGACAAGAAATTCTTGCCAATCTTGCCAGTAAGGATTTTTCGCAACGGTTACGGTTCTTCCTATCGCCTCAATAGCAACTTTCCCGGCGGTCGCTGCCATACACTTGACAACTTCTTGCTCCATCCCAACCGTTAGCGTCAAAGAGTCTCCGACCCCTGCACACTGTTTGCGAATAATATACACCGTATCATCTGCACTGACAGCCCCAGTTGCCGCACTATGTGTAATCGTCGTATCTTGACCGGCATAGCCAGAAACGTTTGAGACTGTTTCAGTTTCCCAAACCCCTTCCCCTGTTTCAAGTAAGATTAAATCGCCGGCCGCGACTCCAAAATCAGGCGTGGCTAAAATTGTCTCTGTTGTCGTAGGTGTTCCCTTTGCGACTCCGGCGAAAATCGCCCGGAGTTCCACGCCTAAGCATGTCAAAAACGCAGTGGTTTTGTCTAAGTTTGCCGCGAAATCCGTAGCCGCCGCGTAACCGTAGGTAGGCAGGCTTGCCATAAACGTGAAATCCAGAGGAACACGCTGCCCAACTTCAAACGTCGCTTCAAGCTGGGACGTTTTACAGCCAGAATACTGGATGTATTTTGTTCCGTCAAATTGAACAAGTACTGAATAGGCAGGCCAGGACGTGTCAGAAAGCATGAAATTTGTGCCTGCTAAGACATCTGCGCCAATTACCGGGGCTGCCGAAAGAGGAGGCCAGACAGCAATGGTTGTTGTGTCTATTGGCGGCCCCCCGCTTTCTGTGATCGCTGTAATTCGTGTCAACTCAAGCTGCCCTGTTCCGGTTACATCAACGATAATCAGTTGACCTACCTCCATGTCTGTTGGATGTGTCCCAAGCACAAATGACAGGGCAGTTCTTGGAGTATCATCTTTGACCGTGTTGTCATTCGCATCTACTTGCGAACCGAATAACGATTCAAGCAAGTAATGACATTCAGGTGTTGAACCGCCATCAGTCCCTCCTGAACGCGCATAGACCGGTATCATGCCACCTAAATCATCAGACCACATGCCAACAACAGACTTGCTCTTGCTCAGCGTCCCCGAAATCGTGTCATCTTCGAGAAATTCCCGGTCAAGGTTAAGCTCTAAATCTTGCCTAAGCAACAGCCCATCTGTCGCTGCAGGGGCTTCATACGTATAAGGTGTCGTCTCTTTCTTTACACCTAACGTTGTATTATTTAGTCGTGTAAATGCCATAATTATACCTCATTCCAGTAAGTTAACTCCTCGAATTGACTGTCGGTCTCCTCGAAAACATATTTGTCTGTCATGCTTTCAGTTGCGCCATACAGCCCGACCTTATAGTCTCTGATATTCTCAAGGCTTTGTATTGCACCTCTATAAATCTCGATAATTAAGTCATTTTGTGCATAATTCGCACTACTGAAATAATGCAGACACAGATCATCAGAGATCGCAAGGAGTCGCGCTGGGCAATCTGCACTTGTCCAAGCTGCAAGCTGTGTTTCGCCATATCTCTGGACTAAATATTCAAAGATCAGTCCAGAGGCATATTGAAACCCGGCTGTCAGAGTATCAGGGTCAGGGATGGAGTCTTTATCTTTATCTGTCCATCCCTTGATCCGTTTGCTATTCGCTCGCGTCTGAACGCTCTGCAATGTTGAAAATTCTGGTAAGGCCATATCAATTAAGGCGCATCAGTTAAAGCCGTTAACGTATAGTAATAACAGACAGCCGTAATTTCGCCAGCGGTAAAATCTGCTCCTTGTGGTGTTAAAGTAATATCCGTTTCTCCTGATGTTATTGCCGTCGCGTCATTCGCATCAAAAAAGGTATTGACCTTTGTATTCTTTGCGGCGGCGGTTGCGGCGGCGGCAATCTCCTGAGTTGCGCCGCCAGAATACGCGGCTGACCAGGTGTTATCCCCATCATTGGTTACGGCAACGTCAACCCTCAACTGGCATGAATGCAAGAGTGCATTCGCAGGAATATTGACCTCAATCGTATCCGTTGCACCTGTCAATGTCCCGCTTGAGGCGGTTGTAGTGTGCAAAGTTAACGCTCCGCTACCCTCTGTAGAATCAACAACAATGAAAGACGGGGCTTGAAATGTTCCATCTGTGACAACTGCTCCATTGACCGCGTTTGTAATGGTTTCATCATTTTCAAGCGTAATTCCCCCGCCGGTAACATCTAACGCGCCTGAAGTTGCCAACGTTGTCGCTGTAATAAGTACCGTTCCATCGACTGCATTTGTGATCGTCTCATCATTGGATAAGATCAGCCCGCCAGCGCCAGTGATGTCAACCGATCCAGTGATGACCTGATTTCCAGTAATTGTTACGTTTGTTTCTGTAATATTGAGGTTGTTCGCGCTGGTCGCATTATCAAGAGTCGCTCCGCCCACAAGCGTTAAAATCCCCGTACTTCCAAGACTCATCTTCGTTGCAGGCGTCGCCCCGGCAGCCATGAGCATCCAGTCAAATCGAAAATCTTCAGAGGTTGCCGTGACATCAGAGGCAACGACCGCAATTCGCGCCGCCAATTCTGTGTTGGCTGCGGCGGTTTCCTGATACCAGTCCAATGATAAGCCTATCCCCGCTGCTGGCGTGTCGCTTGTCGTATGCGTAAACGTCACAAGTGGATGAACCGTGTTTGTCAGTGCGGTTTCCTCTGCGACATCCCATCCTGATTCACTTGATACATAGCTGATTCGAATCGTCTGCCCAGTTGAATCCCAGACATCTTGCAAGACGGTATCCACGACATTCAGCGCCGAGACTCCAGGAGTAAAAGCTAAAAGTAGAACAATGAGCAATATACACACTTTATTTGTCATATTCATATTTTTTACCTCGCTTTGGTTCGATTGGTACATCTATCACGTGTTCCCATAAGACAACGCTCCCAGGCCAGCCCTCGCCTTTTGAATGGCAAAACTGACGAGCGGCCTCTGTCATCTGTATCATAGTCTTTGCTTCAAGCGTCGCTTCGTTGCCTTTTTTCGTCTTAATCTTATATTTCATAGACTAAAAGGGCAGGCTGCCCTGCCCCCTCCTTTAATACAGAGCGTCAATCCGGTATGCCATCGCGTTATAATGACTGAGATAGGTATAATAATTCCACATATCCCAGGTCGTCACGCCGACGCCACCAGGACGCGGTTCAAAGGTTTCATTCACAAACCAGCCTTCTGAAGGCTCGCCTTTGCCGTCTGGCTGCCAGAAGAGATGCTTCATCCAGGAAGGCTGTCGCGGGCGTGGATTCGCGTCAAACTGAAACAGTAACATGCAATTGCCCCAAATTTCAACGGTTGTCTCGTCTGTTGGATCTGATGAATCGGTGATCAAGCTGCCACGTGCAACCCATAAGTAGTCAAGCTGCCAGTAATTTTTCAGGAAATCAACGGTAATGGTAGGGTTGACTTGACCGTCTCTCCGCGAGCCTGAAACATTGGTTGCGCTCTGAATCGTGGCGTGCTGTTGTAAATATCTGTACGCGGTTTGACTGATAATGCCTGCATTTGCGTTATATCCGGCGGCCTCGATAACTGTCCGCCCAGCGGTAATGTCATCTAATGAATCTGCGGTAGCAACCGTTGACCAGGGCGTCGCTGCATTGGCATAATGGCTGGCGCTGGCATAATTCGCATTGGTTGTGACAAACGTATAGAGGGCTTTCTCTTTCAGCTTTTTCATGAGGAAAGTATTGATAGCAAGCTCTTCCTCTATCATAGATGCGCCGGTTGTATGCCCGTATTTTTGCGGACTGCCCAGGTCTGCCATAGAGAACTGAAAGCCTCTGGCGATTGGCGTAATGTGAAAATCCAGAAAGCTGTCAGTCGTGTTTGAAGTTTCAGGCACGGTAAATTTTGAGGCTATTACCCGTTTCTCTTCGAAGTATGACCGAATATCTTTCTTACGAAACTTCCCAACCTCATCGCCGGCATTAAATGCCGGGAATGCCATATTATAAACAAGATTTGCATTCGGATCGGTTAGCGCATAGGCTAACATTTCCATGTCGCGCTTGTTAATCGTATTGATCGTATTCGACATAAGATGTCACCTCCCTATGTTGTGGCATAATAACTCCCCATTAGCGTCAAGTCCACAGTGACATGCCCATTAATGGTCGTTTGTAAGGTTAACGGCATCCCGACGATAATATCCTGATCCGCCGTACAGGGCGTGACTGCGCCAGCGTCTGCCGCTTTCAGGGGAATCGTCAGGGAGACAATCGGCGCAGCAGCAATGCAAACGGCCTGATCCCCTCTGACAAGTTCGGTTAACGCGCCCACTTCTGAAATATCCACGCTGCGCGGAAACACGCCCGCAGGCATTTCGCCCGCGCCACAAATATCGGCAATATATTCGCTGGTTAATTTGCCCACCTGCCCTTCAACGACATCATTCGCGGCGAAGACCGGAATACTCTTCTTATGGTCAATTTTCCATCCTGGTTGTGTTCCCATGATTATTTCCCTCCGTACAGCCCTTCATTGGCCTTTTTCCAGGCGTCCGAAGGGGATAACCCGTCTTTCTCATACTCTTTCATGAGTTCAACAGGCGTTTTCGGTTTCTGTTCATCTGTTGGCGGTGCATTCACTCCGGGTGCAATCTGCCCTAACGCGACTAACATGCCTCCATCTTTTGAGGCTAATTCTACGACTTCATTGATAAGATTCATGAAGGTTTGTCGCGCTGGTTTCTGGCCTTCTGCTAACTCAATGACTGCCCCGGTTTTTGTCCCGGAAATTAGCGGCTCAATCATATCACAGAAGGCTTTTGACGGTGCATACACCACGCCATTCGCGCCGGTGATATGCTTCCCGCGCAAATCCTTCATAAACTCCGTGACGTCGCGCTGGGCTTCTCGCGCTTGCATCTCGACAATTTTCTTGTCAAGCGCGGCGCGATCCGCCTTTTCCGCCTCATGCAGTTCCTTGTACGATTGCAATTCAGCGGCTTGTTGCTCTAATTTTGCCTGTAATTCGGTCACGATCCCGGTTTCAGGCATGTGTTGATCTCCCATATCATCAACCTCCTGTGGTGATGTGTTGGTATTTACTGTTTCGGGATCGCCCGACAACAGTACTAATACAGGGTCTTCTCCCTGCGAAAACTCTATCTGTAACTTCTCATCTTGCCCGGTGACGGCTGGCGGCGTCTCTGGCCAATCGTTATTCAAGAACGCGGTTGACCGGACAGCCATGTCATAGCTTTCCCCCGTCGCTGGGTCTGTAAAGGGTATCAATTCGACGCTGCGCTTCGGAAACCTGATTTGGATCGCCTCAGCAATGTCTGTCGGGACGTTGCGAAAGGTCTGCGTCAACCAGGGCACGCGCTCCCCCGTCTCCGGGTGTTCGAAGTACTTCTTGTTATACTCGACTTCTACGCCTTTGGTTCGCTCTTTTATCGTGTCCGCTAAAATGCCATTATGGACGAAGTTGATAAACCCGGGCATTTTCGCCAGTTTCAGGCTTTCGTTGCCACGATAGACGCCGGTATCCAGACTCTCCTTGACAAGCGGAATCAGGGCTTGTGAGCCTTGCAAGATGCGGTCAAGTTCTGCTTCTGTGATCACGATGTCTCCGGCGTTATGGCTTTTGTGCGTGCCTGCCCGGAGAATCGGCACGTCTTTCAATGTGGCAAGTTCATATATGGTTTCCATAATTTCTCCTTTACAGACACAGGCGTTTGCGGCGTGGGGAACACAAAAAAAGCACTCATAAGCGTCACCATATCATCAAATAAAGATTCGTATAATTACTGCCCGGCGTCGCGTTTCGCGCCTGAATCGCCACGCCCTGCTCTAAGTATATCCAATCAAAGACTTGTGTTGCTTGCCCAGGGACATAGAGATGCGCGGTTGTTCCGGCGTCTAAGGAGAGGACAGCGGGATGCGTTCCGGCGTTATAGACTGCGAGATGTGCCTTGTCTTCAGAGGGCGTCAGAATTGTCGCAAAGGCGTCTGCTCCGGTCGCGCTCAGGGCATACGCATCTGGGACGCAATGCGCTGCCGGAATCGTCTTGACATGTAACGCGCCGAGTGCGCTGTCATAGACAGCGTTGAATAAGGTTCTCAGTGGTGTTCCCCAGCTTGCCATAATTCTCCCTCGTGTCAGCAGGCAAAAGAAAAAGGGGCATGTTCGAAGGTTCGGCTCCGAACAGCCCCTTGTTTCTCTCTTCAACGTGAACGTGGACATGCGCACGTTCACGTCTTAGCCTGTCTTGTGATTATAAGCCTTGCATACTTGTCAACATTGGCACTTTTGCCTTTTGCTCTAATAATGCAAGATCGTCAAATAATTGCTTTTTGGCAAGTGGCGACAAGGATTTTTTCTCTCGAATCGCCTCTTTCATTATCTGCACGGCTCTTAAAAAGCCTTGTCTATATATCTTATCCGGGTTCATCAAAGTCGCTCCAATGATTTCAGGTTCGGGAGTTTATCGTCCGGCGTCAAGGTCAACCCGGAATCGTGAAACTCCTGTTGCATCATAGGTTGCTTGTAGCAGCGGCAATTATACGATAATGGGAATTTCACCCGGCGAATCCAATTGTCATCGGCCAGTCGTGCTACGTTTAAGAGCTTCTTATGCGATGGGCGCACTCGCGGATCCTCTTGCGTTTTCAGGACAATCGCGTAAATGCCAAAATCTTGCTCAATCATGGCATCTACCGCGCGTGAAAACGCAGTTTGTCGCGCATAGCGAAACGCGGTCATGAGGTCAGGCAAGGATGCGCCAATCCCTTCTCGTTTATACTGCCTCGAAAACTCCGCCCACGCATCGGCCTCATTCGTATAGTCCAGCGTATCGGCAATGAGGTTTAAAATAGTTTGCATCGCGGCGGTATTATTGCGTAACGCGGCAATCGTGAACGAGGCGTGCTTCTCCTCTTCTGGCAAGCGGTCAAACTCGCGCTTGCTATACACGGGCATCGTGCGGAGGATGGTTTTCGCTTGCGCTTTGACGCTTTCATAGACCGGGGGCAGGGCTAAGTCAGAGGGGAATTTGATTGCCGTGACCGGTTCGTCCTCGTCAGCGGCTTGCAACTCGGCCGGCGTTTCAACAACGATGTCCTCTTGCTTCGCGCCCATCCGCGTCTGCTGGCCTTCCGGCGTGGTCGGCATAATGCGATCCGGTGGAATCAGTTGAAGCTGTGGTATGCCTTTGACTGCATTGCCGTAATTGTAATGTAACCAGAACCGGTTAAATTGATACGTAAATGCCAGTGAGAGCATTGAGGCGGTTATCTGTTCTCTATTGCTTTTCTCACGGATGGTTGTTGACTCCTCTTTCGCATAGCTGCCATATTTGCCCTCTCCAAGAGCAGTCGCAGATCCACAGAGTAAAATAGAAATTGACTGGACATACATCGTATAAAAGTCCATGAATGCGGCGGAGTCAAGCTCTAATTTCTCACTTCGGATATTCGCATTCTCATGAAATATCCCGGCAATCCGTACACCTAATTTTTTGACTCCGGCCAACAAAGTTTCTCTGGCCTCAATACTCCGATTGTCATTACCGGCGATAGAATTGTCAAAGGAGGCTAACCACATGCCAAACCCGGCTTTTTTCATGCCCTCGCGCCATGCGTCAAAGATGCCTTGCTGGTTGGCGTCATCCTCATAGCCTGTACCTGTGCCTTGCCAGGTCTCAATCAGCTTAAGCAGACTACGCAAGAGGCTTTGACCGTAAGGATTGTTGAAAAGCGGGTCATGCGTTATGAGCATAAACTTGCCGGGCGGCATTTTTACAAGCTCTGATGACCAGGCAGTGCTATAGGCGTGTTTCTTGCGATAGATGCCCGGCGGCAAGTCATACGGGAATAAGACAAACTCCTGTGGGTCTCGACTCCAAATAAACGGCGAATACACCCCTTCATCATTGCGATCCCATTCAATTTCTCCGATTGCCCGGCCGTAAATTAAGGCAGGGTCTTGCAGACTCTTAAGTATGGGCTGAAACCCGCCATCAAACCACTCATCATATTGCGTTGCCAGATGTTCCCATTGCACATCATCTCCATCATCCGGCGTGGTATAGGCTAGTTGAGAAGGGAAATATGAACCAAACTCATTTGGATCAAGACCATGCGCCGAGACAAACAAGCGAGACGCATCTGAGTAAAGCAAACCCGCTTTAACATGGGGATTGACAAAGGCTCTGAAATACCGGTCGCCTTGTGATGTGGCGTCTATCGGGTCGGGATTGAGGTTTGACTGGTAGCCTGTCCAGGAAAGAGACTGGCGATCTATATATCGACCAAAAGTTGAATAGAGTTGTTGTATCTTTGGCAGTTTCGCTAATGATTTATAAATAGATGTTATGACACTCATGCGCTATATATAATATTTGAGTATCTATTTGTCAAATTATTTTTTATCTAAGGCGCATAGCGAGGTTTATTTTTTGACTGTAATCGTGAAATTAAACGAGGGCAAAGGAAATGTTTTCGTCAGATGTTTCAGCCATTCGGCCTTTTCGACTGTCGTAATTTCACCTGCAAAAATTCGTTGTTTTTCCATACTCTTACAATACGTATTCAATACGCAGAAGTCAAGGAGAATTTTACTTTTTTTATGCGAGCACGACATTTGACCAGCAACATAACGCTTGTGTTCAGCGGAGCGCAAAACAGCGGGCGCCACCCAAGCTCGAAGAACACAAACAAATTTAAACGCCGCCTTTTTCGCTCCGCTGCAACACATTGTTACACGTCGCCCCTACTTCCAAGTTGGCAACGGCCCCGCAAGTATTCCAATAAGGGGGAGCCGGGCGCACCTGACGAACGCCATCAGGATGTGGCAACCAGCGCATAACAACGCCATCGGCAACCAATGACCAATCTTCCGCGATTTCCTCACACTCGACCGAGACAACTTTCCCGTACCCATAGGATCGCTTTTTCCCCAGGCTCTTAATGTGCTTTTTCAGGATGCGTTTGACCTCCTTACAATTCCCGGAGGCATACGCAATCATCTGCGGCACTAAGAGCAACGGTACGGGCATATTATATTCACGATAGATGCCATTGGTCAGGTTGGGCGAGCCTTTCGTTAAATGCAGACGGTCTTGACGAAATTTTTTCCGCCAAAATCGCAGCGTCTCAACTCCGGGCTGCTCCGGGAAAAGCGCGGAGGCGTGCCAGACCTGCGATCCGTTGATGGTTGACCGTAACAGCGGCAACTGGATGTCATCCGGCGTGTCACTGCGCAGTAAGCAGCGTTCTTGCGTCTGCATCGGCGCAAGCGCCCACGCGAGCAGTGCGTCAAGGTGGATCGGCTCGTTCGGATCGTAATATATCCCGCAGCCGTCAAGTTGAAAAATGACTTTAAAATTCATGACAATCTCCTGAGTTCAGGCCGTGCTTGTGTCAATTTCTGATACAAGTCGGGATAGTTTTTGCGTAAAAAAATAACTGTGCCCTTTTCAACTAAATCCAACGCCGTCGCGTATCCCAACCGGATCGCCCCGGTATCGGTTGGAAATTTATCATAAATGGGGTGGATCGGCAAATCATAATAGGCTAAGGCCGCCGCAACATCCTGAATTGTCCACCAGCAGATCGGCTGACATTTCCAGTGATGCGCCGGAACGGTCGTTTCAAAGAGATGTCCGTGCGCTTTGCAGGCATCCGTCCGGCGTTTCGATTCAGCAGCGCGAACCCCCACGAACGCAAGATCGTGCGTTTGGCACTGCTCCGCAATGGCGTCAAAAAAATAGCCCTGCTTGCCGAATCGCTGTGCGGACTGCTGACCAATCACATCAAACGCTGACACTGGCGATTCATCCAAAATCAACGGGCGTCCGGTCTTCTCCGCACAGGCGCGAATAGTTTCCACCGTGCCCGGAAAGGAGGCGTCGCTGATATGCGCCCAAATTTCAAACGATTTGCCCATCTCGCAGGCAACATCGTTCACGACGCCAAGCATCGCAACGGAATCTTTCCCGCCTGACAATGATAGGTAGGGCGTTGCAAAGCGTTCAAAGGCTTGCGCTGTGAAGCGTTTCGCCTGCTCTAAATACCGGCGAAATTGACCGGTGTGCTGATGGAGTTTGCCTTCTAAGCGCAGGTTGATATTGGGTTCACGCTTCATTCTTTAGTTCCTCTTGCGACGGGAGCAGGTAGCACAAAAACGCATAGAGCGCCGACAGGTAGCGCGGACGCGCCCACGCTTCAAAGTCCAGCCATGTTTTTAGCCCAACCTTGCCGATGACAAACGGCGGGCATTCCAATGATTCCAACACGCTGCGCCCAATGCCCGCCCGTAACGCCGTATTGAGGACGTCCCACCACTCCTTGACCTGCGCCATGTCTGTCAAGTCAGCCTGCCGCGTCTCAAAAAGCCACACGCGACTTTTGCCCGTGTTGACTTTCGCGTTCAGGCTGCCGTGTTTTTTATAGCTTGTCGTCGCGTAGGCGGCCCATATAGGCGGCGTATTCTCTGACAAGGCATACTGACGTACCCCTTGACGATTTAAGCGCGTAAACGTGGTTCCATCGCATATCCAGCTTGACATGCGCTCCCACTTAAATTTGAGGGCGTAGTAAGCGTCCGCGCTGACCATCTCAGAATCAGGCCGGGCTAACATATCGCCATTTGTAAACGATTTCCCTAAAAGTTTTTTGCGGGGGATGCACTCCCCCGCTGCGCCGGTAATCGCACAAATACCCTGTGTTGGTTCGCACGGCAACGCCGGGCATTCCGGATCGCCCTGGATGGATTGCGCAATTAGATTGACCGGATGATTCATACCAGTTCCCCTTGTTTTGTAATCGCTCCGATTTCTTCAAGGTACGCCAGGATTTTCGAGCGATTCTCTGACAGATACGATTCATACATTGCCGCGTTCGGGGCGTTTGTTATCTCAATGTTTGCCTGCCCCAGGCCACGACGGTTCTCTGCGCCTAAATATCCGTGTTGCTGCAAAAGGTTTAACCCCACACCCAAACACGATCGTTCCAGGTCTGTGGCGTGTTCGCTGACATCAATCCCACCCGTTAGCACCGTGCCTGCCTTGAGACATTCCGTATTGGCAAACATGCTGCTGTTGTCGCCTGCGGCGTGGTTTTCGTGGTCTTCGCGCCTGGTGAGATACGTCCACTCAAACAAATCACCAACTGACAACTCGCCGTTGCCCCATTCCTGGCATTGCGGGCGGCAATCGCAAACATTCACGCGCCCGGAAATGACACGATTGCCGAGGGCTGTGCCAAGCAGCGATAATGGCACAATCATGTTTCTGAGTTCATTCACGCCTTCAGCGCGGACTGCGCCACTGCTCCCCATCTTTTTTGATAGGGCTTTGGCCTGTTCGCTGTTTTCTTCTAGCGCCCCGCCTGCATACAGGGCATGGAAAAACCACAGATGACAGGGCGGGTTGGCCTTGCTTGGCGTCAATCCCAACGACTGTAAAAAATGATCGGCCAATACGTCGCGCATCTGGCCGCGCAGCGCGTTCCCTGCGTAGAATGGCAGGGATAGCACTTGACCTGTCGTAGAGAGGACTTGCATTCGCCGGAAGATGGTCGCGTTTCCGGCTTTGGTATCCGCCCCATGTGCGAGCGGCGAGAGGCAGGTAATCGTCAATGGAATATCACAGACGGCGGCGGGTAACGCCGTCCCCTTTTCCATCGCAGAGACGGTCAATTCAATTGTTTTCAAGGCTTCGCTGAACACGACCTCATCTGACCGAATCACCATTGCCGCAACTCGCGGATATTCCCGCAGCCAATTCAGGACGGCAGGCGCGTCAAAGGCATTCACGTTCCGCAAAAAGGCGGCGACGGTTTGTCCCTTGACGAAATCAATTTCGGTATGTAGCAGCGCGGCCAGGCATTCCGTCATGCCCAATAATGTCGGCTGCGTACACGCCTGAATAATGCGATCCGCCAAAAAATCTGTAAATCCGCGATGAATCTTGATATCTGCGGCCTTCGAGATTGACCGCATCATTTCTAAGGTACTTTTTAATGTTTCATTCATAATTCACGCCCTCCAAAGACGTGTAACGCTATGCGTCAAACGCCAAACCCGCACCTGGACGCTGTTTGTATTGCGAAAAATTATGGTGCGCGGGTTTGGTCGTTTGCACGCAATTGTTATGCCTTGACGCATTCGTCCAGCAACATTTCTTTGATTTCGCCATCACGAGTCCTGAAGCGAACCATGTCAACATATTCATTCGACAATAGTTCAATGACTTCGCCATGCACACTTTCGTCATGTTCCCAGGCAACCATGTCGCCAACTTGGATTTCTTCTGTATCCGAAACAGCGTCATGATACAATTGACTTTGAAACACGGCATCTTCCATTTTTACGTTACCTCCATGCCTCAATTATGAGAGAGGCATAACGATAGGCGTAACCAGCCCGGAAGGACGGGCGGCACGCACTACCGGGTTAAGTACGAATTTTACGCCCGTCCTTCCGGGTCTGCGTTCACGCCATTGTTAGAAACCACTGTCAAATGGTGCCAACTTAAAATGGTTTATGTTAGCACATCATAGAACATAGAACCACTATCAAAATATTCGACGCCATACCGAATACAATCTGGCGCTTCATCATCCAGTTTAAACACCACTTCCTTTTCCTCTGCGCCTTCCTTAATGAATTTGTAATGATACGTGCTACACTGCTCTGTGGTTTTGACACAGTGAGGCAAGATGTATAACCGGCCTTGTTTGAAATACCGGTTGACTTTCTGAATCCCAGTGTCAACCTCTTTGATGGCCGGGATTGTATAAATTGCACATTCTCCGAGGGTAGGATTCTCAAGCTCTGCTCTGTCTTGCTTGTCATGGTCAGCAACCGTGACCTCTATCGGCATATAGTTGTGAGGTTCTGCCATATTATACATGTGTGCTGTTGTCTTTTGGTATATCTCTTGCGCGTGTTCGGCCAGCAGCCGCCCTTTAGCGAAATATTCATCATAGATATATAAGACGCCGGACGGATCGCAGGCAATCCACAAACAGCAGAAATCATGCTCATACCCGAAGTCTATCACGCGAATGCGTCGCCACGCGCCGGAAATATACGCTGGCTCTTTCAGGAAATGCACGTCACGATTGAACTCCTTGAAACACGCGCCAGAGAGCATCGTAAACATGCCACGATAGCGCCGGTCAAATTCGTCGGCTGTTAACCGGGCTTTTTGCTTGGCTTTGTTCGCCTCTGGCAACGTGCGGTTATCATCAGTGCAAACGTTCCAACATTGCACGTCCGGGTCTGGGTTCAAAAAGATGCGCTTATACATCCAATTCATGCCTAACACCGGTGTTGCTGACAAAAAAACATACCCGTCCTTGTCGAACACGCGAGAACAGCAATCCGTAAAGATTTCGGACATGTCCGACGTGACACGCGCGCCGTCTTCATCCAGGTGAATCGCGCGAACACTTTCCGCCGCGAACGCACCGCTGCCGCTGCGAAACGTTTTAAATTCAATCTGTGATCCGTAGATGGTGGGGATGATATGCGGAATGCGCCCGGTTTTGCGCCATTCGACGCGCTCCCAGACGATTTCTTCTTTGGCAAGTAACTTTTTGTACCATTTCCAGACCGGGGGGATTTTGTCTTCTGTCAAGCAGGCCACCCAGAAGAGTTCCCCTTCGCCCTTATATGTGCGAATCAGCTTCACCATTTCCGCTGCCGTGGTGCCGGACTTGCCTGCCCGGTCTCCCCCGAACAGGGCGCGAATGTGGGCTTGTGAAGCGTGAAATTCCTCCGCTTGCCAGGAACAGGGCGTATAAGTGGGAAATTCAATCGGTTTCTGAGCGTTGGCGTGCTGTGTGAGGAGGGACAAATAAAACTGTTGCGAGGCCTTGCTATAAATCATGCATCGACGTCTTCCTTCACCGCGCAGCCGCGCTGAATCAGTTCGACGAGCTGCTTGCGTTTAAATTCGTCCAGAAATTTATAAAATTCAGCCTTTACCGCGTCGCTCAGGCTGCTCCGGCTCAACTCATAAATGAGACTTGCCAGTACCATTTTCAACGCCGCCTCGGTCATCGTGGGCGCTTTCAGTATCATTTCGATTGCCCACTTCGAGGGGCCGGACATGATTTTGCGCGTTGGGACGGGCTTGCCGGTTTCCCGGTCAAGGTCAACAATCGTCTTGACCGCGCCAACCGTCAGGTTGTCTTGCACGGCTTTGTGGGCGCGTTTGATGAGTTCGACGTTGACGGCCGGGTCGGAAAAGTATTTGATGTCATTCAATTCCTGGTGAAAGACCGGGTGCTTTTTGAGATAATTGTAGAAGGCCGTCCGGTCTTTATATCCGGCAACGAGCCAGGCGTCGGTCAAGACGCCCGCGGCGCGAACGTAGTGCTTGACGGCGGTTTGAATTTCCGGGTTGTCGAGTCTGGACTTGGCCATAATTAAAAAGTGGACTCCTGTTGACTCAGGCGCGTTGCTGCTTGCCCGGTCAGGGTTTCCCATCGCCGGAGAATGACATCACAGTACACCGGCGAGATTTCCAGCATGTAGCATGTCCGGTCAAGCTGTTCACAGGCAATAAGGGTCGTGCCTGAGCCGCCGAAGGGGTCAACGACTGCGGGGTGAATCCCCGCGTCGCGCATCGCTTGAAGTAATTCGCTATCGTTCATAGACTCCTCTATCCCCATGCAAAAAAATATGTGTCATCCAACACCGGCGTCACCGGCGTATGAACAGGCAGCGGGAACACCGGTTCCGGCGGGATGACCTGAAAAATACAAGAAGTGACGAAAATTGCCACGACGATGAGATACGCGATAAGCACCGGATAGGCACGCATGATTAGTCCTCCTCCATCTCAATTTCAATACAGGCTGCCGCGACCGGGCGTTCTAATTTTTTGAAGAAATAGCGAATCTTTTCCAAATCCGACTTCTTAACGCCATCCTCCTCCCCTGGTTGAATGAGATTTAAGACGGTTGCTGCAAGTTGCAGCGAAATTTTATTTGTCATTATGACAAAGTCAAGTTCTTGCATAGAGATATAATACGCGCTCCGTGTGTATTCGTCAAGCAAAAAAAATCCCAGAGAGTTACCAGCTCTCCGGGAGTGTGGCGCGTGTGGCGCGGGTAATCAATTCTATCATTTGCTTTTGCGCGGGGGTGCTGCCTTGTTTTGCTTGCTGCAAAATTGCCCGCCGCACTTCGGCGGAGGCTTTCAAGCGTCCACGTTCATAGGCGGCCTTGACTTCGTCCGCCTCAAATTCTTCGCTGAATGCCTTGCGCGAGAATCCCATGATCGTCGCGCATTCGTCTTTCGAGAATTGCAGTTCGCCGAGTTCCTGCAATTCTTCCAATTGTTTTTTATTCATTTCTCCTCGTTTTTTGTGTTTCGAATGGGTCGGCTTTGAGAATTTCCGACGCCATCCAATCCTGATGAAATGATGCCACGTCAAAATCACAAGCAATGACTCCGGCTTCAATGCGGGGGTTGTTTGTATAATTCGCACTTCCCACAATTGCGATTCCCCATGCCTCATTTCTGATCACGGTGACTTTTGCATGGCAGGTCGTCAGACGCAGGTCTGCCACGTTAAACCGAGCGAGTTCAAAGGCTTCCGGTCGGCGGACTTTCACGCGCCAATCTAAGATGCCATACAAGCGCGTGATACTTCCGTCCGTGACCTTCTGAATCAATTGCCGTACGGCGTCTTCTGAGACGCTCCAAGTAGCAATATAGACATCGGCGGGGCCGGTCTGTGACAAGAGATGAAAGAGAATATCGTGCATTGACCATTCTCCGATTGATACATAATGAAGGCTTTCGCCCATCGTGACCGTGCCGATCACCTCTTGCACTCGACTCAAGGCTTTGCCAAGCACAGAAGCAGAGTTGGTGCTTTTACGGACTGCTCGGCTTTTGGTCGTGTTCACCTGAGCAGTCACGTCTTTCGTGATTTGTTCTAAATCGAAAAGCATAATTCTCCTTTTCACATTTTGAAGCGCCATGAGGCGCGTGGCTCGTTTGGGGGTGATAGCCTTTCGGGAGAAAGGGAAAGACCTAGCCTCCTATCCAGGCGAGCCGCGCCTCATCTTTGGTTATTTTGCACACTTCCTGCATACCCAACAAGGGATGTGCTCAAATCTCCCGTCAATCACTTCGACTGGGCCGTTTGTGGTTATTTTAAAAGAGAGGTTTTCTCTTTTGTCAATCTTCCCACAAATGGCGCAGCGTTTTTCACCGCGCTTACAGTCTGTGTCCGGCAAGTAAAACGAGTTTGTTTTCATCGCGTTCTCCTTTGATAGGCGCCGGACGCGGTTGGTTCAACATCCGCCAGCGTCCAGCGCGTTTTATTGGTCTTCGCTGCCGCGTGAAACATCGCATGACAGCGTTTGCAGACCAGGTGCACGTCATGCACTTCAGGCGACGTTGCGCCTTGTCCGAAGTGGTCATAGCTCCGATGATGATACTGGACGCCGGGGCGGTTACACAAGACGCAGCGTCCCTTATCGCGAGCATAGACCACTTGACAGAGCGCGTGCCAGGCGTCAGAGTGATAATACCGCCGGTCTGCGGTGGTTTGCTGTCGTTTCTTCATTTTAGTTTCGCCGGAGAGCGGCGAATTCCTTCGCGCCCTCCGCTAAAATCAGCAGCATACGGCGTTCGTACTCGGCAAGATGCTCAACCATCGCCACAACAAGCTTGACTTCGTTTACGGCGTCGCTTTCCTTGAATCGCTGCCACGCGGCGCGGCGCTCAGGAAAGCGGGCGACAATCGCGTCGCCCTTGTTGAGAAGCGATCTATATTTAATGCGTTTTTCCCTTTTCAAGACTTCGGCTTTGATATCCTGTTCAAGCATGTCGTATTCTTTCTTCAATGTTTCGTATCTTGTGAAAAGTTCGCTTAATTCCATGATTTACGCTCCTTTTCCTATCGCCTTGACGCTCTTGTTGACAAGGGCGGTCAGCCGGTCGTCAATCGGCGGCAAGGCTAATTGTTGTTGCCTGCGAACCTGATGCGAGGCATACATCTTGAGAAACTCGCCTCGTATCACGTCCAGGTTCTCGGACAGGCAGAATTCTCGCCATCCAAACTCCTTGACAACCTGCCGCACGCTGACAGGCAAGGACAGCAGCGCTTCTTTCTCTTTTCGCGCGCCAAAGTTCCTGGCGGCGCGAATCGCCAATCCCCAGGCTTCTGCGCCGGACATTTGAGATGAGGGGTCGGTAATCTCCGCGACATGTTTCAGGAGTTCCGCTGGCGTGGGGGGAAATTGACTGGTTTGCGCATGACGAATGATTGCGCCTTTCGCCACGTCAAAACTGTCGACGTGACAGACGCAGAGATACCAGGCGCGTTTTGTGAAAACGTTCATTTTGAATCGTTCGCCGTACAGAGCGGCGACAAACAAAAGTAAATCCTTGACTTCTTGTTCCGTCATGGGGCGCCTCCTTATTCAAAGGAGGAGCGTTGCCGGGTCTATGCCCAAAAAGCGGAGATTTCGGTCAAAGGTGCTTTCCGCTTGTGGGCGACTCGGCTTACTGCCTCCTTTGGTTTCGTGATACCGCTCGATCATTCTGCCAATCGAGTTCGGCTTGTAATTGTTCCCTGCCCACCATTGGCAGGTTTTGCGAAGATGAGCAAGGTTGTCTAAAAGCGAGAGTTGTTGTTGTTGGAGAATTGTCAGCTTGCGAAAATTCTGTTCTCCGAAGACTTCACAGTAAATTTCTTCTTGCGGGCTTTTCGCGGGCGCGGCTTTTTCTTCTCTCTCTCTCTCTTTTTGTTCCTCTAATTCTTTTTTATTATTCTCTTTTTTATTAGAGTGCCTGATTTCTACTTGTAGAAAATCGGCATCTGGTGAACTCCCCTTGTTTTCAGGCGAAGTCATCTTTTTTTGCTCTTTAGCCAGATGCCTATTTTCGGCATCTGGTTTTTCAACCACTTGCCTATTTTCGGCAGCTGGTGGAAAGAGAGGAAGGTCGCTGATTTCCCAATTCCAATCAATAATCTTCCCCTGCTCACGAACTGCCTCTAATTTTGCATACCCTGCCGCCCGGAGTTCTGCCAATCCCGTGCGAATTGACTTCTCTCCATCCGTTGAGTGTTTCACCAGGTCGTCAATTCTGGTTTTCCATGAGTCTGCATGACTCATGAGATATACCAGAATGCCTTTCGCCTTAAAACTTAACTCAGGAGAGTGAACGGGCGTCTTGTGGATTGTGCAAAAATCAGAGGGCGTCCGCTTGGCTTTAATGATTCCCATAATCTACTCCTGTGATTGCAGCCTGACGAGCTTCTTGAGTTCAATCGCCAGCCCGGTTTTCAGGGCGCGACGAATCAACTCGCCTTCTCCGGTATTCTTGCGTCGTTTCGCCGCGGTGATTTGCAGCGCATTTAAAATGCGTTCATCCTGCAAAGCGGCTTTCATTTGCTTGTTGACGGCTTCTTCAATCAGAATTGTTTTTGTGATCATAGTCTTCACCTCCTCAAATAACACAAGTACTTATTTTCTATTTGTCAAGACAATTTTAAAATAGACTACACTACATCAGGGACTTCTAAATGACAGTCCCCCGCCTTGTTCCCATTCCTGAATAGCGGCGTCCAGTTCCGCCGCTGTTAATGGGGTTGCGGTTTCAAAGCTCTCTACCCCTCGCGGGGAGAAAGAGGGGTAGGATTGCCAAAATTCCATCGTGCCTTTGTTGCCCTCTACCTTGACGAGGACATGCGTTGTCCTTCCTGTAAAATCGCGTGTACCTTTCATTTCCATGTTTTCTCCTCTCCTTTTGTGCTGTCTAATGCCGCGCTGCTGAAGCGCGGCATTAGACAGCCTTGCTCGTAGACCGTGCCCTTATACTCGTTTCCCCCGCATCGCCATATCAAAGGCGGCGAAGTTGGGTTGCTGTGTGATATGACGCCAAATCGCTTTTTCAGCTTTATCACACCATTCAGCGTAGAACTTCTCCTCTTTCCAGGTTTCAATTTCGGTATTCCAGGTTTTATTACACGCCTGGATTTTTATTTGGACAACACTATCACTCCCCCAGTACTCCCGGTCAAAGGTCGCCTCATATTCGGCGTTGTTGCCGTCAATGAGGTCTGTGATTTGCTCCGGGAGATTCTCATAGAGATCACAGAATGCATCGATTGCCATAAAATCATCAATCAGTTCTGCCTCAAAGAGGGCGGACTCAAAATTTTGACTATTGATGAGATCTTCCATTTCTTGAATCTTTTTGTTCGTTGTATTCATGATGTTTTTCCTTTGTGTCTTGTGAGGAGGCGTCGCACGCGCCCCGGTCGCCTCCTTTACCAATTCCGAAATTCTTGTTTAAGATAGCGTACAATGTCGTCAAACTTACTGTTCGGGGCGGCCTCGCCCTCTGTCCAGTACCCCTGGAGCTTGTCCGGGTCAACGCCGCTTTCGCCACGGTTGCTCAGGCGTTCCTGTGCGTTTTCCAGGAGACGCCAGGCGTCCATTTTGGAGAGATCGTCAATCACGACTTGCACGTCATCGTCGTCAATGCCGATCGTCAATTCGGCATACATCGCCTCGCCGTCGGCTTGTACGAGGCGTTTCACATATTCGAGTGCCTCGTCTGTGTTCCCGGCTTCCTCCGCTTTTCGCGCCGGGATTTTTTCCATGAGCCGCTCAATGAACTTTGACGCGGCGTCTTTCGTCGGATGCCCGTCAAGCCATGCCTCTGCCTTTTCGCGTTCCTCTTGCGTCCAGACGTGCGACAAGAGGAGCTTTTTGATAAGCTCCTCTTGTTTCGCTGTCATCATTTCAACCGGCTCAGGCTGCGGCGGGCGCGGCGGTTCGGCGTGTACGTCTACCGGCTCAGGCTGCGGATCGGCAGGCAGGAGTTCCTCAAGCTCTTCTAAATCCTGCGTGAACATACCGGACGCGGCGGTGACTGTCAGGATGGCGTCAACGAAAGCTCGTTTTTTCGCCATCTTCTTGACCGTGTTATACATATCCGCAATGTCCTGATTTTCTATCCGCCCCTGTGGTTGATTGACGATTTCCGGCGCGTCGTCGCGGTATTTTGCGCCGCATCCGCCTTTCTTCGCAAAACAGACCCATCCGCCGCCGTACTGCGCTTTGCCTTTGATAATGGCAGGCTTCCCGCATTTAGGGCAAGTCAGTTCCGCTTTCCGCCAGCGGTACTTGCTCTCAAGGGTCGAGCAACTTCCCACCCCTGCACCAAGTCTCAGCCCGGTGGCGCGGTTAAAGACGACGCATTTCACTTCATACTCACGATGCCCGCCGTCAAGCCGGTCAATCGTTTCCTCAAATTGGCAATCTAAGTTGAATGCCAATCCGAGCACTTCTGCCCCGGCCTTGTAGAGCGTGGGCTTGCTCGTTCCAGGAATAATGCCATAATGTTCTTCTGACTTCATGACATTATTTCTGATTTCAGTCACTCTTCTTACTTGCTCCAGGACAACCTTCGGGTTTAGCCAGGTGTCTTGCACCCGGCTGATTTCTGTCTGTCCGTACTTGGCTAATGCTTCCATGTTTATCACTCCTGAGAAAATGGGGCGCGGTGCGCCCCGTGGTTAGTTCTGTGCGGCGCGTTGACAAATGGCTTTAAACGCCAAATCACGCCGGGCTTGTAAACTGAACTTCCGCGCTTCATCTTGTTCTGCGTCTGCCTTCGCGCTCAGGCGCAACAAGTGCAGCCGCATTTCTTGCAACGAGGCGGGGCGTTCAAAAAACCGCATGCCGCCCGGTTCGCGCTTCAAAAACGTGATTTCTCCGGCGTCTATCATCATTTCAATCCGGCTGGCAAGAATCCGCTTGCCGTCGCCAGTCGTTCCCCAGACCGCCTCAGGATCTGCGGGGAGAAAAAAGGTTTGTGCTTGCTTGCGTTGTTGTAATTTCTCCTCCGCTTGCTCTGGAAAGAGCGGGTCAACGCGCCCGCTCGCCACTAAGTACTCATACACGATTGAATTCATGTTGCTTGCGTCCTCCTGTTATTATGATAACGCCGGTTTTCAGCGGCGCGCTTTGGCGTCCGGTTCATGCGGTTGTTATGCCTCACGGGATTAGTGCTGCGCGATTTGCACCACGCCACCACGCCCGTCCTCGTACCACACCTGCGCGAACTTGTGAACCACGACATGAAATACTACCAGATACGCCCAGACTGCCATTGCGCCGGTC